TACAATACTTCTTAGTTGACCAAAAGTAATTGGTCCTTGTGCGTTACAGAATTTTTTAGCATCACAAATACTTTTTACTACATTTCCAGAAACTTTTACCGTTTTATCGTCCTCTAAAACTAAGTTAATTAAATGAACAGTATTTTCGTTATGTCTTTTCTTTTTCTTTTCAAACCAAATTAATAGCTCTTCTGATAAAATATATTCATCCATACTTGATTATTCTGTTTTTTTTATTATATATTAGATAAATATAAGTATATATAAACTTTTACCTTAAATAGAAAAAAAATGACTGTAGCAAAAAAAATAAAGTCAAAACAACCAACAAAGAGAACTACAAGAGCAAAGAAGGTTAACACCGAACCTACTGTTGAAGAGATAGTTAATAAAGAGTTAGATACTCCTCAACCCACGGAAGATGCTCCGAAACCAATTGGGTCATTATTCGACACCATTAACTATAATAATGTTGCCGACTTAGACCGTTTTGTACAGGACTTAACAAGGGACCAAGCGTTATACTGTGTAATACAATCTGCCAGAGTAGGACATAAAAGGGGTACTTTCAATATAGAAGAGTCTGAAGTTATCTCAAAAGCAATTAGAATACTGACTACACCCCCTCAAGATAAAGAAAATACGGTTCCTGAACCTGAAGTTCACAAAGCTTAATAGTTGATTATTAAAAGGGACCTTAGTCCCTTTTTTTATGCTTAAAATTATCATCATGACAAAACAAGATACATCTTCAAGAATAATATGGATAGAAACTACGATTATGAAAGCATTAAAAGAAGGTCATCAACCAAATACAGGAGATAAGTATCAAAGTCTTCGTATTGAGGCAGAAATTCTTAGATGTATATATTACGGTAATGATTCATCTAACTGTCGCAGAATATATACAAAATAGAAATTATTTTTAAATAAAAAAGGGGACCGATTGGTCCCCTTTCTATTATCATATTAAGATATATTATCTTAAAGAATTCAAATCAAACGTTCTTACACCATCAACAACAATTCTACCATAGAAACGGTTATTAACCATTTTCTTAGCGTATCTTGTCATTATACCCTTGATAGGTGTAAAGTTGAATGGATTGTACATCGTAGGTGTTAACTGTAGTGGTACATACGGTGCGTAAACGTACCCTGTATCCAATAAAGAAGAACCTTTATGACCCAATAACACAGTGTTAGGTGGGAAGTAAGGGTCACGGTAAACTTGATATCTACCTGATAATGTCCCTACTCTCTCAATACCCATATTGTATTGGTCTTGGTCAGGAGCCGCATTTGATACGTGGAAGTATTCCAAGTCGTCAAAGATAGCTGAAATTTCCGAAGAAACAACAATCCAGTTAGCTCCACCTCTTAATGTAGATTTATGAATTTGAGCTGAGATTTGGTTAATCGCAGTAATCAATGTTTGGTTCCAGTCTTTTTGGTTATAGTTGACTGAACCATTAGACACTCTCTTCCATCCGTTATAATCCCAACGTAATGTCCAAGCTGCTCCTTTTCTCAAATCTCTTAAGATTTCACGGTCAATTTCAGCTGCCACTTGTTCCGATAATAAAGCAGTTAATTCTGCTTCAGCATCGATGTTGTGGAATGCAGAAACATCTTGTGCTAATTCTGGAGACCATTGAGCTCTTAGTTTTCTTTCAGTTACCGATACGGTTACCGCATCAAGGTCAAAAGAAACCTCACCAATTTTATCTTCGAATTCTAAATCTTTATAGATTCTATAAGTTGACGTAAATGTTGGTGCTGCCGTAAATGTTGTTCCTGTATAACCATCGATTGATGAACAAGTTGCACAAGTTCCAGCCGGTGTTGAAGTATCAACAGATAAATAAATAATTCCATTAGCAGTACAAATATCATCATATTTTCCACCTGGGAAAACAGTAGATGTTTGTTTACCATACTCTACGATACCACTACCATATTTCTGAGTTACTACATTAAAGTTTAAGTACGAAGTACCATTCAACACCTGTAAAGATGATAAAAACTCTTCAGTATCTTGTTCGTTACCTGTAGGTCCGATTAATTTACCTTGACCTGCAGAAGAGAAACCTGACAATGAAACAATAACAGTTCTTACGTTACCTGTATATGCTGAAGCTGCAGCGACCACTAAAGCGTTACCTGACCATACCATTGGTACTAAAGTAGCTGTAACCGCTGAGAATTGTCCCTTAGAGTAATCATATAATCCTTCTGGATTATCATCGGGTGAAGAACCTTCATAGAATCTATCATACAAGTTTGTACCTGTATCGTAACCTTGGTTTGTACCACCTGTCATTCCGGGTGCTCCATAAGGTTGATAGTGACTATTTAAATCATCATCCTGTCTGTTCTGAATTTTAGGTACAAAGTAGAATAACTTACCGATTGGTAAGTTCATCGCTTGTACTGATACTATATCATTTGCCAATAATTTAGAGAAAACTCTTCTAATGATTGGAAAAACAACTGTCTCAAATGAACCTGAGTTATCTGATGAAGATGCTTCGTTTATTAAGTGAGACGCTTGGTTTTCATATAATTGTGCCATGTTCTCTTTTACGTGACCGTTAAGTCCTTCTAGGAATCCTAATTTATCCCATTTGTTAATTGTGTCTTCTTTGATAACCTTCAAGTGTTTTAAACCGATGTTACCAACAAGACCTGATTCTAATAATGCTCCCATTTTAGTATTTGTTTTTTAGTAATTTTTATTTTTGAAGTTTACTCATTAAATCCTTCATTCTCATGAACTGAGGATTTTCGTAAGTTTTATTTTCGATAAGATTTGTCGCCGAACCTCTAGATGGAGATTTCTGAACTTTAGCTGCAACTGATTCAGTTACGACTGAAGAATTTCCTTTTGATTCTAAGTCTTCTTTAACTAGTCTATAAAGACCTTTTGATTCTTTGATTGTATCCGCAGAATCGAAACGTCTTAAAATGTTTATTTTTTCTTGTTTTGTTGTCGAATGCTCAGTAAACAGTCGAGTTGCGTATGCTAGATTTGAATTAAAAACCGCGACTTCGTTAAGTTTTTCTTTAAAAATGTTAAGTGCTTTACGGTACTCTTCATTCTTCTCTCTTAACTGACCCACTTCTTTTTGTAGTGTTGACTCGTTGTATCTTGACTTATTTGGAATAGCTGCTGGTTTCTTAAGACCTTTCGACTTTTGGGATGACGCTTTAGAACCGACTGCATGACTTCTAATCATACCTTCTTTAGCTTCTTCGTAATCCTTATAGTGTCCTTTTCTAACACCAGCTTTCTTTTCAACTCCGTCTACATCCTTACGTCTGTATTCATGTTTGTCAGAACCCCATTCCTCACTTGCTTCAGTTTTCTCAGCGTCATCATCCATATCGATTTCTAAATCTCTAATATGAGCCGCGTCGTCCTTTTCAGCGTCGTGATATTTGTCATACTCCTCATCATCTTCTTCACCAAGTTCGATTTCGTAAACAACTTCGTCTCCTTCGTTAGATTCGTCATATCCTTCATTTGATTCTTCATAATCCTTGTGGGATTTTGAATCGTCGCCTTTCTTACCTCCGTATCCTTCGTTAGACTCCTCATAGTCCTTATGAGATTTAGAGTCGTCTCCTTTCTTACCTCCGAATTCCTCCATTTGAATTTGATATTCAACGTCAGCCTCTTCGTCTTTAAGTGTGATTTCGTCACCGTCTTGTGTTACAACGATTCCGTCTTCTTCACCCATAGCCTTGAAGACCTTAAGGATTTCTTCGTCAGATGCACCAGTTAAATCAAGCGGTAAAAGAATTTCTTCTTCATCATCCACTTCAAATTCATCTCCTGGTAAATCCATCATAAGCATTTCATCAGATGCCATTTCAATTTCGTCCTCATCTTCATCAGATTCGTAATCCATTTCAATTTCATCATCTACCTCCATGTCGTCTTCTATGTCAAGTTCATCTTGTTCCTTTGTTTCGTGTTTAACAGATTTCCCTGTATTTACACCTTTTTTCGGTTTTTCACTTTCCATTGTTTCGACAGACACTTCGTCTTCAATCTCATCAGATAGAGATTCTTTTACTAATTCACTGATTTCTTCCTTCATTGTAGAAGCAAGTATTCCTTTTGCATTCTCCGTAACGGCTTGTTCCAAATTCTTCATTTGTAATAGCGCTTCTTCGACTAAATTTTGTTTTTTCTCTGCCATTTTAGTTTTATTTTTGCAAAATATTTATTTATAGTTTTATTATAAATATACGTGAATTGAAAAAAATACGTTTTATTCTACATATAGCAAAAAAAAATCGAGGTTTACCACAATTCTTGTTTTTAAATATGTTATATTATACGACCTAAATAATCGTTATCTAAATACTGTTACGTATCCCTGAATCTCAGTAGCACCTCCTGATTGGGTAGCTTTTATCTTCCATACATATACTCCGTCTGGAACTAACCAATGTCCACTTCTACTTTGTCCTTCCCAAAAATCATTTACTAAGCTAGTCTCCCATACGATACCACCCCAACGATTATAGATTTGTAAGTTCCATGTTAACCAGCAGACTGAATCGGTTACTGCATAGAAGGTATCATTAACACCATCATTGTTTGGTGTAAAGGTGTTTGGTACAAAAATTGAGTTATCTGTACATCCTATTATTCCATCACATGGCTCACCAGTCTCACAATCGATGTATTGTGTTATATACTCAGTGATTGTAATTGTATCTGTTAAGTAAATGTAGTTATCCACTAATATTTCTATAGTATCTGTGATA